AAAACCTATGGGCGCGAATCATTCGCCCGATGCTCACCTCTACCAAGGGATGGTGCGCGTTCGTTGGTACTCCAAACGGCTTTGACCATTTCTACGACCTAAGCTTAAAGGCTCTTACAAATAAAAACTGGGCATTTCTAAATGCACCCTCCACCTGTAATCCAGCGTTCACCAAAGAGGAATACGACGACGCAAAGCGGGATATGACGCTTGAGGAATTCGAGCAGGAAATCGAAGCTCAGTTTAGATCCCTAACCCAGGGCCAGGCTTATAAATCATTCAACCGAGAAAGAAACATTAGAGAAATTGCTCCATGGATGTCTGAGGATAAATTTCACCCCTTTATGCCCATTGAATTATATCTCGATTTCAACGTCGATTTTATTTCTTGGACCTATGGACAATACAAAGAAGGCGTGGGCCATTATTTCCGTGATGAAATTAGAATGAGCGGAAACACAGAGCTTGCAGCCCTAGAGTTTGTTTCTAGATTTAAAACGTTTGGAATTAGAGCAGAGATCGGAGTCAATATTGTTGGGGACGCTTCTGGTAAATCAAGAAAGACTAGCGCTGATATTGGGGCGACCGATTACACAATTCTCTGCGACGTGTTGAAAGATAATGGGATCACCTATAGAAACCTCACCCCTGAATCTAACCCCCCAGTCAAAGACAGAGTAAACACAGTCAACGCTCGTCTCTACGCTGCGGACAAACACACCGAGCTTTGGGTGCATCCAGATTGTCAGTTTGCGATTAAAGATTTCGAGCGAGTCCTTTGGAAAGAGGGATCTCAAAAAGCGATCCTTGATCAAACCAAAGACCCATCTCTTACACACTCTACCGATGGTATTGGATACGGCGTTTGCGTTCGTAACCCAATCAAGGGAACGGGAAATGTTGGCATTTTAAGAAGAATCAGGAGAGCATAATTAAGATGCCTAAAGCTGCGCCCAATCTTTATCAGAATGCAACCTACCGTGCGTTCGTTCAAAAGAGAGACCAGGTATTAGAAAAGCTCCTGCGTAACACTCAAAAAGAGATCACGGATTACACCAACATCGCATTCTCCGATATTCAAAATCAGTGTATTCGCATCGCTATGGCAAACAATGGAGCAGAGAACGCTCGTTTTGCCGTCCAGTCGTTTGAAAGAGAAGTGGACAGAGTACTTAGTGATTTAGCTAAAAGAATATCTTATGCCAGAGAAAGACTCATGCGCCTGACCCATATCTTCACCGTGGTGTCTGAAGCTGAAGCGATCGCTAGAGTCAAGATGGGCGGGAAATATAACGCTAATATCCAAAGGAAAAAGGTGGACCTATCACGCATTGTTTATTCATTAAATAAACTAAAATATAAACTGCTCCGCTCCTTTGAGTTTGGGATGATTTCTGAAGAAGATCCAAATGAAGTGCAGTCTAGAATCATCTCAGACTTCCCAAAGATCCAAGCGTACAAGCGCCCCCCGAAAGTTTTAAAAAAAGTCAAGGAGGCGGACGCCCAACCCAAGAAGCCAAAGGTTGATGCATCCATAGGATTTGTCACAGACCAGGAGTGGGATGAAATCGTCACCGCTTATAAGTCTGATTACATTCCTAGATTCAGAGGACCAAAGAGTGTCTACGACATTAAGAGTGGCAAAGGGGAGGACCTGGAGGAGTGGTACGGATGGGAAATTGAAAAAGAATTAAATCAAGACTTCATTCAACAGGTTCGTGACGGCCAGATCGATGCTGCAAATCAAAATGGATTTACAGATATGGTTTGGATCGCCATCATAGATGATAGGACCGATGAGTGTTGTCTGTGGCGCAATGGCTTGACGACAAAAGAAATAGAATCCAGATTAGAAGAAATGGGTGGCGTTGATGATGAGGGGTGTGACGCCGTCGTTCCAGCAGCACATTTTAATTGCAGATGTACCCTAGCTCCCTACAGCGAGGACATAGAAACAATCCCCCACCCAGACTTTAAGGACTTCGACGCATGGCTAAACGAATAGGTATTAAACAACAAGAATCTGATGAAAAGGTTCAGCGATTACGCACTAAAATTTTACGTTCAAATGTACAAGACCCCAAAACCGGGGATGTGAACCACTCTTGGCAGCCTTGGGACCAAAAAGATCCCTTAGGCATTCACTCTACAAAGGAATTGTTAGAGGCAGCTAAGGGGGGGAAAATTGAGATCGAAGCACGCGTTATGGCGCGAAATAAGGAAGGCAAGGGAGGGTTCGCTAAACTCAATACTGCCAAGTTCATTGAAGCTCACAGACTCAATGCAAATAGAAAATTCAAAGAGTCTCTTGATTTTTTCGCTTACGATTTCCAAGGTGGAGGAAACCTCACCGGGGAGGATTATACTCCATTACTCGGTGGCCCCTTCAACAAACAGCTCTACTACTACGACTATCTTAGGATGCACGCCCTTTGTTTCTTTGCGATTAATCACGACCCCGTAGCCAAGTTTATCGTCGATTGCACCACTAACTTTACTCTAGGCCGCGGATTCCGTGTGGACTGTAAAAATAAAACCGCCCTTGCTTTATGGAGGGCTTTTGAAGAAGCAAACAACCTGCAGGCCATGATGACCACCGTTTCTAACGAGCTGTCATGGGCTGGGGAGCAAATGTTCTGGTGGTTACCAAATGGTGCCACCAAGATTGGTTATGAGCTTAGGCCAGGGCAAGAGGTGTCTAAGGGTTTAATTCCTAGGGTAAGGCAAATCGATCCTTCGGTCATTTGGGAGGTCGTAACCTTTCCAGAAGATATTACTCGAGTACTGTCCTATGTGTGGGTCGCCCCAACTCAGTATCAAATGTACTCGGGATCAGACGCTGGACAGCCTGTTCCTTCCACAAAGTTTATTTATCAACAAATCCCAGCGGACCAAGTAGATCATTTCAAAATCAATTGCGCCTCAAACGAGAAGCGCGGAAGGTCCGATCTATTCCCAGTATTGAATTATTTAAAGCGCCTTCGTGATTCCGTGGATTATTCTATTATCGCTATGCAAAAACAAAGTGCATGGGCAATTGATACCACGATCAATGGAAGCCAAGCGGACGTGGACAACTATGTTGCAGCCATGGAAGGTCAAGGCACAATTCCTGGCGCTGGATCTGAATTCGCTCACACCGATGCTATCAAGCGCGAGATGCTTGCTCCCGCTTCTGGATCAAAGGGAAGCTCTCAGGCTTTTGAGTGGGCGCTATCCATGATCGCAATGGGTACTGGAATTCCTGTTAATTATTTCGGGACACATTTGGGGGGTGCAACCACACGCGCAAGCGCTCTAGTGTCTACCGAGCCTGTCGCTAAACGTTTTGAGAAACGCCAAGGGGTTTTAGAGGCGATTATTAAACGCATGGCGTCTCGTTTGTTTACCCAGTTTGGAATTAAGGGCGTCGAGGTCGAGGTAACGTTCCCTGAATTAATCAGTCAGGATTCATCGGCTAAACTTAAAAACCTAGCAATGGCTGAAACTCAAAGCTGGATTTCTAAGAAGCGTGCAGCATCGATCGCAGCAAAAGAGCTTGGGAGGAGGTGGGCCTCAAATTGTTTGCGATGAGGCGTGTATAATTCAATCGTCTGAATCTGCTGCTTCATCTTCGTCCGCATCTTCACCAGGTGCAGGCGCTTCTGGCAGAGATCCCCATTCAGTTTTGTACACTATATTCCCGTGTATCTCTGCGTCCGTTTTCATTTCTACTTTGTCCGACATCTGCGCGTAATTTTTCAGAGCAAATACGAGACAGTAGTCTGAGGGTTTTTTCACATCAAGAGCACGAAGGAGTAATTGTCTCTTCAAACTCAAGACCATTTTTGCTTTACCCTCTTTTATTTCCTTTGCAAAACGACGAAAGATGGTGGTGACATTTACACTAAAAAAATCGGCTATTTGTTCTTGCGAAAGGCCCATTTCAGCCAACTTTGAAACATCTTTTTTTTCTATTTTTGCTTTCGGTCGAGCCATAGTTTATTTTAAATACTCTTTGTTTAAGCATAGAACGCATTTGCATTCATCACAAGCCACAGGTTTATGCTTGACCTATACATTGCATGGTAGTAGGCCGTTTGCCCCGAGGGTAATACACCAACGGTTAGAATGCCCATCGGTGCTCTTAAATTAGCTGGATAGGTGACAAGAGTATCTGATCCTGAGGAGTTGCGAACAAAAACGAACATCTCTCCCCCCGTCACTCTGGTTCCTAAAAATGTTAAATCGATTTGTGCGATAGGTGTAGTAATATCCACAAAGAAAATATCGTACTGCGCTAGATTTAGGTTTACCGTCTGGTCGGTGACCGTAATGATTTGGACGGATCTAGTTAATGGCAGTGTAAGGATGCCGCCTGGAAAATCACCCACTTGTATTGGGTTTACCACAAATACTTGTAATGCACGACGATTGACGCCAAGGCCATCGTCTACGTTTCCTATGGGATATCCTCGGTCTGTTTGCAGGGCCGATATGCTAGGTGTTTCATCTGCCATTTGGTTTATTCCTTTTCGCCCCCCTGATGGTGGGTTTTAGATTGATAATGTCATAGTTTTTTGGATCTTCACTATAGATCG